GCTTCTCCGCCCTGCGAATGAAGATGCTGGTCTCAACGACCGTCAGCATGGGCTTATTCACAAAGAGATTATGCGGCATTGCCGCATCTGAGTCAAGCTGTGGCTCGCCAAATTGCGTTACAGTGAATCTCCAAATTGCGTTACAGTATACTGTAATTTAATTTGGAGAATATGAAAATCTATATATTCCCAAAAAAGCGGTTTTTGAGACCTTTTTCTGTCTCAATTTATTCCCCCTTAAGGCATTGAACAACATCAGATATAAAACCCTGCAAAATACGATTCTCATAAGCCACGGCATCATGGTGTTTTTACTATATATTCAAATCGCAATGTGCCAGTTGACGAGTTAGTTGCTTGCATAAGTCATGATTTCATCGCCAGCGGTTCAGTTACCGCAGATCAAAGAGATCGACGTAATTGCCGTTTGAGTAGAAGGGTTCCATATTCCACCCATGGCGAGGCCCCTATGGAGTATAAGTGATCACTACAATGCCTGGGCTACCGGCGCCTCCTTGCCCAGATGAGCTACCAGTGGTATAGCCGCCAGATCCTCCTCCACCTCCATAAAGTCCTCCTGTGCCGCCATTTGCGGCTGCTGCGCTAGAGAGAGCGCCGCCGCCACCGCCGCCGCCCCCACCAGATCCATATCCTCCCCATTCTTTCCCTGCTCCTCCTATTCCACCCGGATCGCCGGTATTTCCGGCGGCGATAACGCCGCCGCCGCCACCGCCCGAGGCTCCATTCACATCGCCTCCGCCGGCCCCTGCTCCAGATCCTGTATCTCCGGCTCCTCCAGCCACCGATGCAGTATAGTTAGCGCCGCCAGCCGCGCCAGCATTGCCGCCGCCAGGGGATATACCCGCAGACCCGCCGCCAGATCCTCCTCCGCCTCCGGCGCCTGTATGTGAAGCTGTTGTATTTGCTGCTCCGCCTGCAGCACCAGCGCCGTTTGGTCCGGCCGCGCCTCCGCCTCCTGAAAAGGCAGTGTGGGGCCCTGGTGTGCCGGAAGCCCCGCCATCATGAAGGGTGGTTCCTGTCCCGCCCGTGCCTCCTGCTGCTGCCGTGCTGGTGTTTGTGGCACCAGCTCCGCCATTGGCAATCACAGACGACCCAAAGGAACTTGCTCCTCCATTATTGCCTGTGTTCCCACTGCTCGCGGCGCCCCCGGCGCCGACTGTGATGGTGATGTTTGCGCCAGAAATATAGGCTATTGAAGCACTGGCATATTCACCGCCGCCACCGCCAGAACCATAGGAACTGTTCCCGCCATTACCGCCGCCGCCGCCGCCAATTGCCTCCACGGTGATGTTTGCGCCATTCGTTGTTGCGCTCCACGTCCTGCTGGATGTGCAAAACTCGCGTAATTGCAAACCCACCGTTACACACGCGCATAGCGCGGCACTGCATGATGGCGCGGTAGAGTGGATCGTGTGCCGGTGATTCCCGGTCATTACTTGCTGACTCGCCGCCAGCAAGGGAAGGAACGCGAAGAGCGTGAAGATTTTTTTCATGTCAATATGTCCCCGATATAATCCATGTGGTTTGTGTGGTGGCGCCATCTGCAACAAAGGTGAATTTGATCCAGCCTCCGTTCGAGATGGTATAGTGGCTGCTGTTCACGGTGCCCGAGGCCGGAGTCGCGGAGCAGGTCAGTGTGGAAGCTGAAAGCAGATTATTGCTGGAGTTATCGGCTACGGCGATTGTGCTTGAACCGGAATTGTCCGTGTAGCACTCAATTGCAGTGATTGTCCATGTCGCGCCGCTGTTGTTATAGCAGGTAGTCTGATGATAAGTAGCCGCAGTGATCGCGTTGGTTCCATCGCCCAGCCCCGGTTCACAGGAAAATGTTTTATATTGCGAAGAGATACTTCCACCGCTTGGCGCATTCCCGATGGTCATCACATCCCAATTTCCTGCCGCGTCAAAGCACATCGGGACAGGTTTGTTGGCCGGGATATCGCCGGCTGCCAGCGTGGTTGCAGAGCCCGCCCATTTTGCAACGGAGTCAGCCGCCGATGAGTTCACGTTGATAGTCAGCGCCGTCCCTGAATTCGCTGTCGTGGTCAAATAGGTGATGCAGTTCCCCGCCGTTGGCGTAAAGCTGGGCGTCGTCGTGCAGCTCTGTGCCGTGCCGCTGCCAGAGGTATCTGAGCAGGTTATGGGAATCGAGCCGGTCAGATTCAGGCTTCCCAGCGCCGTTCCTCCATTGATGCTGACAGCCGTTCCTCCAGAGGAAACCGAACAGGTAGGGCAAGAAATCGCCACCGTCGACCCTGTTTTCGTCGCCACAATTGGGCTGGTTCCTGTCACGCTGGCAACTGGGGCGGCTCCGCCATCCTGCATCGTGCCATATGCGTCTGCGTAAGTCACAATATCGCCCGCAGTTGTCGATGATATAGGCCCCGTTACAATTCCCGCGCCGCTGCCCGCCAACGGCTTGCTGCTCGTCACCGTACTGGCCGTGGCCGCGATCGGCACCTGCCCGGCCGTCATCCCGGAAAGGCCGCTGCTATTCGTTCCTACTGACACGTTTCCCGAGGTATCCACCACTAAAGGCTGCGTGCCGCTGGAAGCGACGAGCAGAGGGAACTGAATCGCCCCATTCATAAAGACTTTGATCCACGTATTCCAACTGTTGTAGTTGGTGTAGTTCGACTGAAGCGACCAATAATTGTTTAGGGAGGAGAGAGAAACCTGCGTGTAGCAAATACGGAATGAATCATCACCCACAGATTCATTTGAATTCCCCATCCTGCTGCATCCGTACATATTAGTTCCAAACCCAAAATCAAAGAGTTGATCGACCGCCTCTCCGTTTCCATAGGCCGTATTCGGCGCATGGACCTCGATTCGTGGCTTGCCGCCGTCATAAGTTCCAATGGTGCTGAAGAGAACGGCCGGATTGTAACCATCCAGCATCACAAAACCGGGATATGGTTCTGGAATATTGAAAGCAAGGCTGTTGTTCGTCCACGGCTGCCACACTGGAGGCGGACCGCTCATGCTGCTGCCTTGACTGGCGAATGCCTCATTGACTCGCTGCGCAAAGATGGCAGATCCCGAGGGATCGGTTCCCACGCGCCCGGATAAGCCTCCATAAGCATTGAAATCGATATAGCGATCCCAGAATTGGCCGTTCGAACGATTCGATCCTGTAGGACCCTGTTCAGCCATCCATTCATTTATCTGGCCGACAGTAGACCAATAGCTTGAGCTATCGATGCCGATCTGCGTATTCAGCAGAGATCCCTCGACGACAACACAGCCCGCGGCGTGCGCCTGCTGCCAAATCGATTGCAGCGACGTCTCAACCTGGCCTGCCGTCTGGCTATTCGAGATGATGTCATTCAATCCCACTTCCAGAATCAGATAACTCGGAGTGCCCGCGGAACAATTGACCAGGCTGGAGAAGTTGGTGGCTAAATTCGCGGCCGTGGTGAAGAAGTGAGTATAGGTTCCATGCCCTTTAATAAATGGCTGATTTGCCGTCTCATATGCGCCCCAATAAGTTGAAAGATATAGATTGCCGCCAGATCCACTGCCTGTGTTGGTGCTTGAAAAGGTGAATTGCGTGGTGCTGGTGACCGTAATCGGAAAAATCGATACATAGGTTCGCGTCTGTGAATCTGAGGGCCATCCCGTCAATTGATTCACGCATACCCAATCACCTGTTTGGTAGCCATGAGCCGAGGTTGTATTGACCGTGCATACGCCTGCAGAGCAGGACCACGCGCCAGCCGCGACCGCTGAACTGATGTTGTGATTGTCATCCAGCAGAATCGAGGAACTCGCCAGATAATACATCGTGGTGGATGGATTATAGGATACGGAGTTTCCTCCGCTTCCGCCGCCGGCATTTACCGTAACAGCGCCTGTACCGCCGGATGGCGAGATGGTCACGTTGGTTCCGGCGATGATCTGCGAGACTCCGCTCGATCCGCCTCCTCCAGTCACGCTCTCCTGAAACATAGTGCGGTCATCGGCGATGCTGGTGATAGCGCTTGTGCCCGCAACCACCGTTGCGATCGGGATGTCGCTCGATGTGAAAGCCGTCGTTTTGACCGCCGGCGCGCAGCTCGCGCTGGTGTTCAGGTAAACATAGTTTTCTATGCTTGCCGTCATGCTCAGCGTGCCGCCGGCATAAGTTACTATGGTTCCGGCGCAGTTCGCCGTGCCTGCCGATAGATTGAGCGTAAGTCCCGAGCCGGCTGTGGGCCAGTAGCCAGGCGCGACGCCATTCGCATATTTTGCATTGATCGGGTAAATGGGCGCGTGCTGCGACTGCGGCTGCTGGGCGCAGAGGGCCATGGCCGAGATGAGCAATAAACCAATTCCAAAGAGCTTTTTCATCCTATCCTCCCGGTTTAGAAGCAGATTGCATTGCCCGTGACTCCGGCATCCGAAGCCGCAAGATAAAGATTGGTTGCGTCAAAACCAGTGGGGTTTTGAAGCCAGATGGCGCCCCCCGAAGTCATGGAAATCAGCACTGCGATCGGCGCGCGGCTCATGCCATGCGCTTGAGTGAAGTTGCCCGGCGCTGAAGGAGCGAGCGCCACGCTGACCGGAACCGGAGTTACGTTGACCCATGCGGAGCCGGTATCATACCAGATTTGCATTGTGTCGGTGGCGTAGTAAACGCGGCCATGCATTCCAAATGCGGGAAGGGCCGCGTAGGCGCCTTCGACAACCACAGTGCTCAGATCGATCTGCATCATCCCTCCTCGACAATAATCGGATTATCGTTGACATCGATGATGTTGCCGCCGGTGGTCAGATAATCGCTGGAATTAGGCGTCTCCGTGCCCCAGATCGTCACGGTGGCTGATCCCGAGCAAGATGGCGACGCGATGCTTGTGGCTGTGATAGTGTGCGCGCCGATCGAATCTGGAGGGTTATAGAGGCCGGAGGCGCTGATGGTTCCCACCGTCACATTGCCGCCGGCGATGCCATCCACGCTCCACTTCACGTTCGGATTCGCATTGTTGAGAACCGCGGCTGAAAATCCCTGTGTGTTGCCGATCTGAATGCTTGCGGTTGCGGGAGTCACCTGCACCTGGGTTGATGGAGCCGCAGACGGCACACAATAGATGGCGAAGATATCTGCCGTTCCGGGCCATTGAGTTCCAGAGCCATTCTGGAAGAAGACGTGAACCTGATCCTCGGCATCGAGATAGCAGGCGCCCACGCCCTGGCAGTGATCGGTGCCGGATTCAGGAAGTCCATTATGCGAACCGATATTGATTTGAAGAGTTGATCCATTCCCGGCAGCGGCAGGCAATTGCAGAGTCGATCCATTGACCATATTCAACGCGCATCCCGCGCCGAAGATTGTGCCGTTGGAAAGCGGAATCTGCATCCAGTTGCCGCCGCCGAGCGCCTGCGTCGTGACGGTGCCCATATTATTTTTCCAGGCGAAGACGAGCACCTGAGCATTTCCGTGCCAGTGATTTCCCGAACCGTCGGTCACATCGTAATGCACCACCATCTCGGCATCGACGTAAGCGCCCATAAGATGCGCGACATTGTTGCCGGATGTGGGACCATCATGCATATTGGCGACGGCAAAGCACTGCGCAGCCGTGAAGCCCGCGGGAAGCGTGATCGTCGAGCCATCCGCAAGAATTCCCTGACCGAAGAGAATCACTTCGCCGCCATCCAGCGTCAATTCGAGCCAGGTCATTCCGCCGCTGCTGGTGGTTGTATCCGAACTCAGCCAGGCGAGAACCGCATAGTTGACAGTTCCAATCCATTCCAGGCCTTCCCAATCGCGATAATTCAAGGTCAGCAGGCAGGTTGACGAAGCCGCGCAGAGCACGATTGCGCTCGCGGAGTGGCCTCCGGTGATAGTCGTATCATTCAAGCCCTCGGTGATGTTTGCGCCCGCAGCGCTGGCCCAGGCCAGCATATTCCCCACCGGAATGCCCGTGGACGGCAACTGAAACGCCTGGCCGCTATTGAGCTGCCCGCTGAAGAAAACAAAATGGCCGCCATTAGCCAAAGCGATTGCGGTAAAGTTAGTGCTATTGCCGGGATCGCTTCCTGGCACATCGGGCCATCCGGCCTGCGTAGGATCGCTGGAATCGTACATCACAGCTTCGTCATAGGGACCGAGCACAAATTCAATTTCACCGCTATTTTCAGCGGGCTTGCGCGCGATCTCTCCGCCCTGACTTGAGGCATCCACAGTTGGAGGAAAGAACGAGAGCGGCTCTAGCACCTCGTATTCGCCGGCATATTGGAAGTTGGTTGTATTGTCGAGCGTGACGTGATCTCCGGGGCGAACGGCGCAGGCAAGATTGCCGTAGATATCGCGCGCGAACATGGAGGTGCGCAGCTTTACGTTGGGCGGAGTGATATAAGGCGATTGATCAACGCCCAGCAGGCGATCGCGTTCATAGCAGGTGAGGCGGCTGACCTGATCCCAGGTTGCTGTGGCGAAATCGAGAGATTGTTTCACCTTCTGACGCTGCCTGGGAATCCCTAAGCCCAGAGCGCCGCGAGCCAGCATATTGTTTTTGTGCCAGAACTCCGGAGTCCGTTCCTTGAAGCGCGAATAGAGAAGCCCGCAACCGCCTACATTGCCCACGTTAGCCGGATAATTCGATCCCTGCGGAACCAACGCAAATTGAGTCGGATCAATCTCGTCAGTTGCGCCAGGATTGACGATGGAGGGAACGCTGAAGACTTGCCATACGCCATCATAAGGAGAATTTGTTCCGCCGATTGCAATCCAGTCGTTCGCTTGAAATGGATGCGGTTCCGGAGTGGTTAAACCAGGAAGCGACGTGGTGACAATGGGGTAGTTGCCCGAGCCGCCAACTGTCCACCCGCTGGGAAGCGGCCCGCTCTCGATCGATAGAATTGTATTGCACTGCGGAACCAGCAGATCGCGGAATTGCGAGAGATACCGGTTAGCGCTTTTGTTCAAAGGCTGATCGGTCGCCTCCCAGGAGCCGGGCAAAATATGCGCGCGGCTGAAGGTGAAAACGCTGGAGCGCGGCATATCGATCTGCACGCCGATTTTGCCCGCATATTCCGTCTGGAAGCCGCGGCAATTGAGGAGAATCTGCTCCAGGCAGGCTTGCAGAGTCGTCTGTTGAGCAAAAGAATAATTGCCTTCGAAGCGCCGCCTTCCGTTGGCTAGAAATTCATCGCAATATTGCGCGGCCAGATAAAGAGATCCCCAGTCAAAGCGATTGGAAACAGCGACGGAGAGACCATCGGGACCGACGTCATATACGAGACCATAATCGGGAAAGAGCTTGCGACGCAGAATCAGATCGATGAAATGCCAGATGGGATTGGTGGTGAAGGCATAACCGGTCTGGTTTCCCTCATCATCAAAGAGGCGGCACCTCAGCGCGCGGCAAAGCAGAATAGGCGCAATATCGGTCCACTGCGAAGGATCGTTGCCATTGTTCGAGGTCTGATTCTGGATCGGCTGTTTGCGCATCAGCGTGTAGTAGGCGATGCGCGAGAAAGCGAGCTGCTGGATCGCCGGCGGGAACAGCGGCCAGAGCACATCGAGATTGTTGTTATCCGGGCCTGTTGAAGATGGAGATAATGTGGTGCCAACCGGCGTATCGCAACCGCTATGAAAATTGAAAACAAAACCCTCGGGATTGCCGTCGAGCGCGGCCAGCCAGTTGAAGCCGTAGGTCCGTATCTGATGCTGCGCGGGCGCATTGCCGCCATTCCAGACCATGAGATCGTTGATCCAGAGAGAGATGGGCCCATCCCATTCGCCATGACCCAGAAGCCAGATGCCCAGGCGCTGATATTCATTCACCGAATCGCCGGTATTTTGCAGCATGTAATAGGCGTGGCGCTTGCCCGTCACCCAGGCATAGCCATAGGTGATCGGGATCGGAGTGCCGGTGGTTTCGCTGGCCGAGCTGGTCTGAGTTGTGGCGGCGTTTGACATCAGATCGCCCTTCTCCGGTTGATGACGTTCAGCGCAGTATTTGCCTGATTCTGGCCGTAGTTGGTTTCGTAGTGATTCATTGCCACCATGATGCGGGCCGGGGATTGGCAGCTCTGATAGCTGTAATTGCATTCCGTGGTTTCAGTGGAACCGCAGCGCACGCCGCCCCATTGCAGTTGGCAGGTCTCGCAATAGATTTCCAGCGGCGTATCATCCTGCGATGGATTGATGAGCTGAGAGCCTTTCAGTTTCACGGTATCTACGCCGATGTCTTCAACGGTGAGAGTGCCATGAACCTCAAGCCACGCAGCCATGGCATCGGCTTGCCAGCACCGATAGACAAAGAGAGCGCCCTCCAATGCGGATTTGCGGGCGATCTTCTCGAAGTCGCGGCTGAGCGTATCGCCACTCAGATTCTGGATGACAAATGAGCCGATATCCGTGAGAAGGGAACGATGGAATTTGAACTCGGGAATGCCGACAAGCCAGGGAACATAGGGTCCGCCGTCGAGCAGATATTCCAGAAAAGAAGGGTTTGTCGATTCCGAGCCGGGAACGGTATAGATGATGCAGGTTACGACATTGGCGTTAATCTGTGCTTTTGCCTCTCCCTCCCAGGTGCCCGCGCCGAGATAGAAGTTGACATTATTTGCCTGCAGAGGAATAGGATTCGGGTCCCATGCCGTGCCACTAAAAGAATCGTCGATGGTATACGTGTCGCTGATGAATTCAATATTGGCGCTGGCCAGGCCGTTGTTGGTCATCGATCCAACCACGCCTTCATAAATCCCCACAATCGTCGCGTTCGGGGGCACGCTGGGAAAGACAAGAGCGACAGTGCCGCTTTCAGTTTGAGTTCCCAGCGGGTTTGGCGCGTCAACCGATTGATTGAAATTTCCGCCAATCCCGTAGGCGGCATATTGTCCCGGAGCCAAAGGGGATGGAGGAGTGATCGGGAAAGGCAAAGAGGACGACGTGGAGGAAATCGCCGTCGGCACGTTTTTGATGAGCCGGTCGCTCCAGTAATAACAGTTCCCATTCACATCCTGCACGTCGAGCAGGTTCACCGGATCGATGCCGGTGCGCGCGCCGCCCACTGCCAGCAGGGATGGAGGATAGACGATCACCGCATCACCTCCAGCGCATACCAACTCACCGCGGCGCCCGAGGCTGAGGCGTTCTTAGTGCCGTCGCAAAGCACCTGCACGCGGTGAATGTCGAGCGGCATATTCGTCTGCGTGAGCACGATCTGCGGGCCGATATCGGCGGCGTTGTAAAGATCGATGGTTTCAAGAAAGACCCCATCCACGTAGATATCCACCTGGCCGAACTCCGGACCTTTGAGCATATAGAGCCTGAAGCCGTAGCCGCGATATTCGTAACAGGCCCAGTCGCCGGCAGTGCCCGTATCGTCCATGGTGACGTATGGTGTGCCGATAGTGCTCAGCGGAACATGCGCAGTCCCTTGTGCGCCGGCGACGGCCGTGCGCGCGGTTTGAGTCCACGTTCCGGAGGTGGCCAGCTTCTGATCGCCGAAGTCGTTGGTGACGAAAAATGCGATCGCATCGTCGGTCCAGTCGCTGGGATAGCTCACCATCGGCTGTTGCGGAATCTCCTCAAAGGTCACATTCTGCACATCCCACATGCCGTTGCCGGTTTCGACGGGAACGATTTCGGTGGTGAATCGGCCGACATAATGGCGGCCGCCGCCATCCCAATCAACGATGGTGAAGACGCCATCTTCATACTGCTCGTAGTAGCGCTTCAGTCTGCGCACGCAGGCCCAGGAGCGCGTGAGCCAGCTCAGGTTGAAGACGTGGCCGGTATTCTGCGTCTCCCGCGTCCACGGCGTTCCTCCCACGGCTTTTTTGTTGAGTTTGGTAGCGACGCGCTTGCGCGTGAAGCCATAATTGGGCGTCATGGAATCGTTGATGTCTTCAGACCACGCGGTGGTGGGATTGAGAATATCGGTATAGGGCATCAGTTCAACCCTCCACCGGAATTCTCCGCATAGCTGTCATTTACCGCCGAGCGGATGTTGTGCTTGTATTTATCGAGGAATTGAGAGACGCCGCGCGCATCGATGGCGTGGACATGGAGATGCACGTCGCCCATGGAGGCCGATTGCACCGGCATTTTGCTCATAGATTCGACTGCCTGTGTAACGCGCTCATTACGACCAGAATCAAAGACGCCTTCACCTTTATGCAGGATGGCCAGGCCGGTGCCGGGAACATAATCCGTGCCCGATGCATATTGCGCGGTGGAAGAAGAATATTGGCTGCGCCCCGCCTTTTCCTGAGCCGTAAGCTTGGCCATAAACTGGGTCAGCTCGGGCTTGATAGTATTGCTGAAATAACGATAGTCGGCAGGACCCATCTTCTTCGTGGTGCGGTCCGCATCCATTTCCAGGCTCTGCGCGTCGGAGTAAGCCGCGAGATAATTCATGCCCCCGGAATGGTAGGCTTCGAGGTCCTGCGCCATGCGCGGGCGCACGGTTTTCAGATCGTATTCGCGCGCCGCTTTGCCGCTGCCCAGGCCGCCCAGCACTGCGCCCACACCCGCGCCGATCAACGCGCCGATTGGCCCGGCGATGGCCATGCCTGCCTCAGCGCCGCTCATGGCGCCCTTCAATGCTCCACCGACTCCGCCGCCGCCTTGCGATGCGGAGAAGACGCCGAGAGCGCCTTGAGCCGCTCCAGTTACATTCGAAGCGGAGAAGCCTCCGCTCGCCATGGAGCCGCCGGCAGCCGACTGAGAAGCTGCGCCAGAACCTGAGAAATCTTTTGAAAGCTGTTTATAAAGTCCAAAGCCTTGACTCACATCAGTCAGCGCGCCTTTAGCCTGAGCTATATTCGAAGGCCCTACTCCGCCGCCAGGCGCGGCAATGCCGGAGCCGATATTCGCAGCCATATCAGCGGTCGATCGAGAGCTGCTGAAAGCCGCTCCGGCTGGCGTCGATGCGCCGCCTCCGAAGCTGCCGCCAGCGCCTGGCGCGAGCAAAGTTGTGCTGCCAGGCCCGGCGACGGTTGCATTGCCCACGGACGTCGATCCGCCGGCGAAGCCGCCGCCAGAAATGCTGGCGCTGCCAATGTGAATCATGGCGGTGGCGATGCTCATCGATTTGCCGGCCTCGTGCGTGGCCGGCATTCCCGGTACCGCGCCCGCGCCCGGCGCTTTCTTTTTGCCGAGGCCGAAGCCGCTCATCATGTCGCCAAAGATGCCGCCTGGACCTTCCGCCGCAGCACCGCCATGCGAACTGGAGAAGCGCTGCCAGAGCGAAGCCGCCGCCTGCCCCGCAGCCTTATCGCCCAGCTCAGCGAGATATTTTTGCGGATGCTCCATGCCCTTGAAGAAGGAGGTAAACTCCCCGGCCATCTTCTTGCGCGCTTCCTCGGCCGCCTGGATGCGCTCGGCATTGGCTTCCTGCTCTGCGGCGAGTACGCGACGATTGTAATCCTCCTGTGTGATCTCCCGAGCCTTCAGCTCCTCGGCATATTTTTCCTTGCGTTCATTTAATTCAGTCTGAATTGCCGCCGTCTTTTGCTTTTCGGCAGAGAGGAATTTGACGCGTGCCTGTGCCTCCAATCGCTCATCTTCCAGCCGATTTTTATCGTCACGATCTTTGATCTGCCCGGCCTCGCTAGCTTTGATTGCATCTATTCCACGAGTCAGGTCTTCAGGTTTGCCGCCATTCTTTGCGGCTTCGGCGCGTAATTTACGGATTTCATTTTGCGCATCGGCGCTGATTCTCGCAAAGCCTTGTAGTTCTCGCGAAGCGCTGCTGCCCACAATCTCATCTACGCGCTCAGCAAAACTCTTGTTCAGCGCGCTAATTTCCTGAACGGTTTGCTTATGGATTTCATTGCCTTCAGCTAGGCGCTGGCCAGGAGTTAGACCATTGTCAGGGTTATAAACTTCCGAAATCCGATTTCGTTCTTCCTGGTGAATGCGCGCTGTTCCGGTTAAGCCCGCAAGTTGTGTTGATTCACGCATTTTCTCAATTGCATGTTCCTGTTCCTGCAATCGCTTCATCTCTTCAGCATGGAATCTAAATTTGATCGCATTTCTAGCTGCGACCGAATCCATATCTTTAAACTTCAGTTCTTCAATTGCTGCCGCTTCTTGAGCCTTGTAAAGAGCCGTACCGCGCAGCCCGGCTTCTAAAGCCTGTTCGCGCAAATGGGCCAGCTCCTGATTCTGCGCGCGCCGCAGATTAAACAGTTCAGCATTAGCCTTTGCATCGGCGATTGAGTTTTTTGTGTTTTGTTCTTTCTCGGCAGCATCCGCAGCAACAGGATTGTCCTTATTGCTGTCCAGGCTGTATTTGAATGAGGCGTCCTCGACATTTATTGCATGCTGTTTCCGCTTTTCGGCGGTGATCTTCTGCTCGCCGCGCAGCCTCGCATCCCCTGCATGAGCAAGTTCAATATGAGCCAGTGCGTCCTCGTGATTCTGGCGTTCCTGCTCAGGGCTGAGCTTATCGGCTCTCTCCCGGTTTTTGACCGCTTCTCCCGCTAATTGATGTGCATTGTAAAGCTCTCCGAGTCCCATTCCCACATTCCCGCTGAAGATGTCTGCCCATCCTGAGCGATGAATTGCATCGGCAACTCCTCTAAAAGATTCAGCAGCATTCTTCGCTTCATTGATCCGGAGAGTTGTGGTCTCGATGTCGTGGCTATTCCAGTAATCTTCGTCCTTTTGTTTTTTGAGAGTCTTTTCGTATTCGTCGGCCGCATGATTAAGCGAGAGGTAATTGTTCCAGAGCTTTTCCGCACCTTCAATTGCGGCCGCAAAAACCATGCCGCCAATCTGGATCGCGCCGAATCCAATGAGCGCCGTGCTAAGGCTGCTCAAGACGGCCTGCGCCGCCTCGCTCTGCCCAATCAGCGAGATCATGGCGCGGGGCAGGCGCACGCCCATCTCTTCGGCGGCCAGGCGCGTCTTCTCCGTGGCGGAAAGCATTCCCGCGCCGGCGCGCTTCATACCCTCCTCGACCTGTGCGCCGGAGCGCAGGCCGGCCGTGCCCAGCTTGTTCAGATTCTGCTCAACGCCCGCGAGCACCTGGTTGGAGGTGTTATCGATTACGTTGACCGAGATTTGAACCGCGCTGGTTTCGACGCTCATAAAATCACTCAGAAGATTCTGCTTACCGCCTTTTTACTCCTTGCGCCTTTGAAACTTCGACGCGCACCCGATGCACTCGCCGCCGAAGCGGTTCGGCTGCCTTTGCCCGCAGCCCGAGCAGGCTGGATGCCGCGCTTCAAAAGCCGCGCGGGCGCGCGACAATGTGAGCAGCCCTTCGGATTCACAAGCAGCCAGATCCTTGAGTGCCAGGGCAATGCCCGCCTTTTGCAGAGCTTCGAGATGGAGCAGATGCTCACCCCAGCGGTAATAGCCCCACGCCAGAGTGCGCGGCGGAACGCGCCGCTCCATGCGAGCCAAAGTCTCGTCATTGGCCCCTTCGCCGCGCATGAGCGAGCGCGCGAAGTCGCTCTCGAAGATCTCTTCGAGGGCCATGCGCACGCCTTCCGCGTCATTAGAGACATCTATCATTGCTCCTCTTCAACCTTGGGCGCGGCCGGCGCAAAGAGCACGTCCACCGCCGCCACCTTATGGTAGGTGTCCATGAATTCCACCAGGCCGTCGTGATCGGGAATCTCGCCGTCAACCACATAACCCTCGGCGCTGACGATCAGCTCGTCATAAAGCTCGGCCAGGGTGGCCTGCGCGCCCATCCATTGTGTTTTCGAGCTGCGCGAGCCGCCCACCACGCGCGAGCGAGAGCTGTCGCGCGAGATGCGCCGCTGCTGATCGGCGGTGGGCGATTTGAAGTTGTGGCGCAGGTTTTTGAATTTGCGCATCACGCCGTCTTCGCCAGCGCTCCAGATGGCGTCAAGATAGATGGGTTCAAGGCCGAGCGCGATGGGCTCATCCTCATTGGGCTCACTGGGCGAGACGCTGATGATGGCGTTGGCTACACCCAGGCGATGGGACAGAGGCAGCAGCTTCTTCCAATCCTCGACCTGGTCGATGCTGATTTTGCCTTCGGGCAGCGCATAGCCGCTGGCGGTCACGAGGCAACTCTCCACGAGATCCAGCCGCGCGGCGCTGCTGTCGAAACTGTCGATACGCTTGCCGCCCTGGTTTTCGCTGGTGGAGAGGATGCCTTCAAAATAGCGCAGCCACATTTTTTTGGTGATGCGCGCCAAGGTGAAGGTATATTGCTTGCCGCGATCGGTGAGGGTGATGATGCGCGGCGCCTTGAGCTCGATGGAATTTTGCGTAGACATAGGTCCTTCCTTCTTTGAGATGGGATTTGTGAATCAATCCAGGTGAAGGACCCGGTCTTTCTTGAAGCCCCGCGCAGGCCTGCCGGACTTCCGCCGCGCCGCAGGATTGGCGCGGATACAACGGAAAAAAGCGGGCGCGCTTCCCCACGCGCCCGTAGGAGCAACCGTTAAGCCACGCCCGTAAGATATGACGCGACGCTGTTGACAACCGTCACCGTGACCGGCGAAACGCCGCTCACATCGAAGGCGCTGGTCTCGTCGAATTCCAGTTCCCAAATTTCCATATCGCCGTCGAAGCCCAGCTTGGTGGTCTTCAAGTGAGCAACAGGAATGGAAATGGTGAGCTGCGCCGCGGCGCCGGAGTTGACCACCAGCGAGTAGACCGAGGCCGTGTCGTTCTGGAAGAGGGTGTAGATATCATCCGTGTCCTTGGCCGCGATGGTGGTGGCGATGGAGAACTTGGGATTCTGCTTTCTGACGAAAAGGCCATAGAGGCCGCCGCCGGGCGCGCGATGCACTTGAAGCTGATTCTGCGCCTTGAAGGTGGTTTTCATATGACGGCCGATCATCGATGCGCCCGCGCCGGAGCCAAAGGTCAGCGCCGCGTCGGAGCCCAGAATGTAGCTCTCCGAGGCCAGCGCGGGCAGCGGAGAGAGAGCGCCGATGGTCTGATAGCCGGTGCCCAGCATACTCATCTCCGCCACGATCGCGCCGATCTCGTTGACGGTCAGCGTGACTTCATCGATGCACATATCCGGGCAAAGATACTTGATGGCGGCCGTGTCTTCCACGTAGATCGTCGTGGGCACGGCAATGCGCGTGGTCTCATCGAAATTGAAGGTGTGCGTATAAGGCGAGGCTGATCCGGTGACGGTATCCGTGCCCATGAGAAAGGCGAAAAGATAGCCTGCCAGCCATGGCGAGAGCTCCGCCTTGAAGCCCTGGAATTTGGTATCCCAGCTCGTGACCTGGCCATTGGTGGCGAAGGCGGTTCCTTTGCCGCTGTAACCTTGATCGCTGCGCCGCGTTGAAGAGAAGCCCAGCACCGCGCCGCCATCGAAGCGCTGGCGCTGCGTGAGGGCGGAGAGCGTCAATGCGCCTTGCCAGGCGGATTGCGAGTTTGCGCTGAGCAGAAGATTTCGCGCTTCTTTCCATTGTGTGAGGAAATTGTAGGGTCCTGCCATCACTTCACCTCGGTTGCCGCGGCGCTTTTGGCGGCCGTAGATTTTGTTTTGAACGCGGGTTGAGGCGCAGGCTGCGCGGGAGCATCGCTATGACTGGCCTCGGGCGAAATCGTCACGGATGCTCCGCTTTGCTGAGCGGCCTGCGCTCCGGTGGAAACCAATTCAAAAACAGGCTGGCCGTTGGAAAGCTGCGCCGAGAGCACGCGGCTCCATTCGCTGATGAGAACTTTGACGGGATTGCCTGGCGTAAAAGTGTAATCGAAGTGGCCATTGCAGACGCGCAGGGTTTGGCCAGCGCCCGCGAAGGCAATGCCCGCGGCCGTGAGCTGCACTTGAACGAAGTCCGGAGTCGCATTGGCCATCAGAGCACGCCTCCGTTGGGTCCATTGAATTGCGCGATGCCGCTGATGAGCAAAGTGATGGCGAAGAGCTGGTCGACCGGGCCGCCATCATCGGGCAATACGAGAGAAACGCGCCGCAATTCGATCGGCATGGATTGCGTGCCATCGGCCAGATTCAGCCGCGCTCCGGCGAGCTGGTTGAGCGTGACGTCCACCAGGCTCAAAGTTTGAATGCGCTCGTCGGCCTTGGAGCGCAAGCTTGATTCGAAGCAGAGCACGTCGAAGAGCAGCGCTGCCTGATAGGTAAGCCGCTGATTGTCGCGCAAATTGGCATAATTGGCTTCGCTGAATTGCACGCGCAGCGACGGAGGTTTCAGCGCGAGCTGGCCCTGGGCGTTGAAGTCCTTGCTGTTGACAGAATTCACATCCACCAGAACCGGCGCTTCCACAGTGCCATAGGCTGCGGGCATCACGCTATTGAGCAGCGCGATCAGCGCGCCCTCGACCTGGTCGATTTTGAATTGCGAGGGAGCGCCCATCACTCGCCTCCCAGGCCAGCCGCCGATTGCGCGCGCTGAATATAGCCGTTGACCAGGTTGCGGATGCGCTGAGGATCTTCCGGCCGGAAGACCAGGTAAGGCCGTGCGGGAATGTTCTGATGGCGCGCGTGCGCGGAAACGGTTCCGCGAATCTGATTGCGCGGACCGCGGATATTCATCACGCGATTGCCCAGCCGGCCTTTGCCCAGCGAGCGCGTAAGCCGCGCAAAGCTGTGCTGCTGCACATTGACGGTGGCGGCGGCTTGCTCTTTAGTGCGCGGGCCGAGTCCGATGGAGCCGCGATCGCGCGAGCCGAACTGATGCACGGCGGCATACTTCACATTCGTGACGATAATCACGCTTTCGGGCGTAGTTTGCGCGATGCCGATTGAGTTGAGCAGCGTGCCGGTATCGATGAGGATTTTTTTGCCGGCGGCCTTTGCGCCGAGCTTTTTGAGGGTCGAAGGCGCAAGAGCCATCCAGGAGTTTGCCGGAGATCCCTGCTCACGGAAGGTGCGCCGGATAGAAACCAGCATGGCCATGCCGATCTCCTGCATCAGCTCGCTTTTTTCCTGAAGCGCCAGGCGGAACTTTCCCAGGCCGACTTTCACATTGGCATCGTCGATCTGGATAACGGTGGCGCTCATACATACCCCTGAATATGCTCTTCGCGGAAAGGCAGTTTGCGATCCTTTTCACTGATTGTCGGGCCGCCTAGCGAAGTCTGCGGCTGCAGCGCCGTGGAGGGTTGATCGAGCGATGCCTTGGCCGCGGCGATATCCTTCAAGAAAGCAATGGCCTGATCGAAGCGCTGCTGCACCGTCTCGCCAATCACCGTTTCGCGACGCCGGCTGAAGAGCAGATAAACCGCAATATCCAGTGTCAATGCCTTCACGTCGTCCGATTGCTGCAGCGGCGTCACATAGCGCATCCGGCAATAGCTTTCCACGCGCCCAGAGGCCTCTTCGAGCGCCGCGGTGACAATCGCGGCGTTGATCTGGCCGCTATTATCATCATCGGTAAGCTCGGTGAGGTCCTTCACCGTCATGCGGAGAGGGACCAGGTCGCTCTGGGTTGCATAGGCCATGGCGCTCCGGAGTTACTTGATGGGCTCGATGGCTCCGCTCTTGAGCAGCGGCGCTGCGGTGGCTTCGGTGAGCTGCACGGTATCGCCTTTGCGATAGAGCTTGCCGGTTCGGCCTCCGCCATTGTGCATCAGGTTGGTGAGCACTTTGTAGGCTGAGGTTTTGGCGGTTGTTTTGGTCGTGGCGTCTGCCATGGAAAATCTCCTTGATGGAACTCTGTTCGCCGAAGGCGCGCCTCCGAAGAAGCGCGCCCTCGATCTCATCATTGCCGGAAAGCCGGCCCTTGTTAGCTCTCGATATCGCCAGGGATCGTTCCCATGGTGAAGTTGGCGCTATCAACCACGTTGATCAGCGGAATGCCGGTTTCGACGGCCGTCACCTGGATGTCGTAGTACCAATCCACGGACTGCCAGTAGGTCTTCTTGTCCAGCTCGGGATCGAGCCATTCGAGAACGCCGTAGCCGTCAATGGTTCCCGGAGCGCCTGGCAGAGCGACATTCTCGCCGCCCGCTCCCGGCCCCTTGCCACCGGCCCATACGAAGGTCTTCATGCAGCTCACGTCGTTGCGGTCAGGCGAGCTCTTGGCCATGCCCAGGAAGGCATTGTAGCCCCAGATCCACGAGGCCACATTGTTCTGGCTCATGGTGAGGGCGCTGGCGCGCACGCACTTGACGCCGAAAACACTGGTAAGCTGATCAAGCGAGATCTGACCGCCCAGGTTGGTGTACTTGAAGCGGTTGATGATGTCCGGATGGTTGACCAGAGCGGTCACTACCGGATCGCTCAGAATGAGCACCATCTCCGAATCCTGCACCGCGGCCTGGCGAAGAATCGCCTTGTAGGTTTCCACATCCACAATGGGATGCGAGGTCACGGTGGCCTCAGTATCATCGCTGGGATTGGTGATGTAGCTGTCCCATTGCGCCGGAGTCGAGCTGGTGGTGTAGATGACGCCGTTGGGGAAATTGGTGGCGGAGAGGGCCATCTTGGTGATCTCCGACTCGCGGGCACGGCGAATGCGGCCGATCAGGTCGCCGGTGAGGTGCAGCTTCTCGCTGAAGCCCAGGCCCAGGCCATAGGCCTCGCTCTCGAAGGGCACGCTTCCCTTGAGCGCGTGAGAGCGCGCGAAATAGCTGTTGGTCGAGAAAGAGCGCCGGATGGTGGTGGCGCCGTCGCTCGGCGCGCGCAGCGTCGATCCGGGAATGCGCAGATTGTCGCGATTCCAGATCACGAAGGGAAAGGACTGCCGCTCCACCGGAACCTTGGGGCAGATGAGATCTCCCACCAGGGGCACTGCGTCATCGGCGAATTCCTTCGCATAATTGCTCAGGGCTACATTGGGAAACCCTGCTGGGGCCAGACCTACATAACCGCCCATTGAAAGATCCTCCTCCGCTCGCGCGGGTGAATTCGTGTTGCGTTGCGCCGCCCGGCGCGCGGAATCTCAGCCGCGCGCCAGGCGGGAAAAGTTAAACCTCGCTCAGCGCGGCATTGCCAACCAGCGCCAGGGCAATCCACTTCTGGTTTCTGGCGCGCAGCAGCACCGCGTCGCCGACGGCGGCAAAGGTGACCGTATCATCCGCGCCGTTGATGCCGTTTGCCGCAGTGGTGACCGTGTGCGCGTGCGCGGTCACCGCTTCGATAAAGAGCAGCGTATCTTCCTGCGCAATGCTGGGCTGCACCAGCGTCATAGCTTTCGCTGCTGCTCCGCCGATGGTTGCCATGCCCACAGTTACGCCAATAGCGCCTGAAGCGGAATAGGCGGTCACCGACGGAGCAAGTGAAACGTTGCCCTTTTTCGCCGTGGCCACCCAGAGCCCAGCCATGGCTTCCAGCGTGATGCTGTCGCCGATGGTGGCGAAAGTGATCACGGAATAAGTGCCATCGATGATGCTGGCAGCCGTGGTGACGGTATGCGCCTGCGCCGTCTCCGCGCAGATCTCCAGGGTGGTGCCATCCTGAAGATTGGTGGGCGTGGCGAGAGTCATTGCCAAAGGAGCCGCGCTGCCCAAGCCATAGGTGCCCGAAGCCACCGGAATCGCGCCGGAGGCGACGAGATGGCTGAGCGCCGGCACAGGCACCGTGGTGCCCGCGCAGAGGAAGCCGAAGAGGCCGAAGACAAAGACGTTGGCGAAAGAGCCTGGCGCAACGTATGTCTGCGGCTCCAGCGCCACGGCAACCACCGCATTGCCATTGGTGGCGGGAATCAACTGCCCGGAGGCGTTGACCATCAGCGCTTCCAACGCGGTCACGCTGGCGCCAATCTCCGCCACGCACTGGCCGAATTCAACCACGGCGCAGGGATTGTAGGTATTGATCGCATCCTCTTCGAGAATGCCTGCGCAGAGCTGGCCCAGGACCGTGGCCAGCATGCAATGATAGGCATCGGAGCCATAGGTGACGGCCAGGCCGCGCGTGTAGCCGGTGACGGCCGCAGGCAGCAGCGATTCTTTTGCCTGCACACCCTTGGGGCCTTTTGCTTCAACGTAGATGTTTGACATGATGCGCCCTCCTCGGGGCTGATTTCAGAATTCTTGAAAAGTTGCAGCGCCGGGCGCTTCTAGCGGAGCCGGCGCATCTTGAATCTTTAGACCGCGCCGCCGGTTGCGTTGCCCGTGACAGTCAGCTCAGGATGCTCTGCGGCAACCTGCGCCAACGCCTCGCCGAAGGTGATGCCCTTGCCGCCGTTATCGGCGCGGCGCTCCTTCTGCAACGCGCGGGTCGCATCGGTGAGCGGATCGCCGCTCGATGCGCCGGTTTTGCCGTTGGGTGCGCTTTCGATCAGCCGGCCGCCGGGAACGATCTTCGGCAGCCCTTCCAGGAAGAGCACCAACGTCTCCAGCGGCGTGACCTTCTTCTTCTGGTCGCCTTCGCCGAATTCGATTGTTGGGGTGGTGTTCTTGGCCAGCTCCTCGAAGACCGGGCCGAGACCCTGCTTCTCAAAGGCCGGAACCCATTTGCCCGCGGTCTTCAGCCTGGCGACGGCATTCAGCGCGCGCTGCTTGACCTCGCCGCCGGCTAGAGCCGTTTCGCGCTCGGCAAACTTTGCGGTCTGCGTTTTCAGCTCGGTTTCGAGCGCGGTAACTTTGGCTTGCAAAGGCGCGGCAGCCGCGGTGGCCGCTTCAGTGGCGATGCGCTTGGCATCCTCTTCGCTGAAGGTTTTGGGTTTGTCGGAGCCGCCGAACATCTCCGCAAAGAAACTCTTGATGCCATCCCTAATCTGATCGGGAACGGTTTTGTTTGGATCTGCCACGGTTTCATCCTCCTCGCCGAAGTCCAACGAGATGAACTTCTGGCCGTGATCTTCAAATGAGATGTCTTGCAAACCCTTGACCTCGGGAATGCCAGCGCCCAGCCACGCCAGATGGCGCAGCCCGGTGATGTTGCCCGCGTCGTCCTGATAGAACGCCGCCGAACGCTTTTTGAATTTGCCCGCCTTGCGCGCCTCGGCAAACTTGGGATCAACCTGGCGCTCGCGGGCAAGCAGTTTATCGCCATCCAGCATCAGCGCGTCGATCCAGCCATAGGCCGGCTGGTCATCGGCGCGATGGCCGAGAGTTTCGGGAGCTTCATGATAACTGGGATCGTAATTGCGCACTACGCGGTCGAGATCTTCGCGGGTGATGAGGCCCTTGTTGGCATTGCTATAATCGCCGGCGCGGAAGATCTCAATCCAGGGACGCGGAGCCTCGGCGTGCTCGCCATCGGCCAGATAGGTTTTGTGGAAGTTTTCCGTATCGATGCCATGTTTTTTAGCGGTGGCCTCGATCTTGCGCGCCACTGATTTCTTCTCGGATTCCGGCACATGCTTTTCGTGGCCGAACATCTTCACCGCCGAATCGATGTGATCTTCGTCGATGGGCAGATGCCAGGTCTCGATTTTTTCCGGATCGCCGACGTAGGCAAACTTCTCTTTGGGGAGCGGCTTGCCGTCTACGATTTTGGTGAGAACTTCCGCCATGTGAACCACCTTACTAGGCCGCTTTATCGGCCTGTGCTACGGGTGAAAAGGTTGGGCTGGATGGAATGGTTACTCTCCAGTCAGCGTGTTAAAGCCGGATTCTGCAATCGCAATCCGAGCCAGCAAAGGCAATCGTTCCAGGCCTCCTTCGTCGCTGCCCTCGGGCGCATCCTCGGGCAAAATGGGAATCACTCCGCAACGGCAGTTGAAATCCCATGGTGGATAGATTTTCAGCCATACCGGATCGATGGCCCGCGCGCAAAAACCATCCAGCACCGCGTGCGCCGGCCTCACGCGCAGATCGCCCACCGTCCAGTATTGCCAATAGGGCAGCGCATCCATCATCGATGGCTCTTTCATCTGCTCCAGACGCCCCGCGCTGTAGGCTTTGCCTGCATTGGTCTGGAAGACGGTATCCAGATCGAAGGCTGCCAGCTTCTCCATGCCGGCATCGGTAGTCAGCTCGTCAACGGCCTTGTGAAAGTCTTCGCGCGTTCCGCCCTTGGCCAGCGTCTCACCCAGCGCATCGCGAATCTTTTGAATCAATCGCTGATCGCTGACTCCGGCGATGGTGAAGGCGTCATTTTTGTATTGGCTGGTGAGGCCATCGAAGAGATCGCGCGTCACTGGCGTCAAGCCGCGCAGATAATCCACCGCGCCTGTCGGCGGCAAATCGAAATTAAAGCCCACGTTGAAGGTGTCTCCCTCGGCATCTTCCTCGGCAAAGTTACGCAGTCGCGAGCTGGTGGAGATGCGCATGGACTTGCGCAACTTCTTCAAGCCCACGCCAATGATATGCAGACGGCCGAGCAGGTTGGCCGCGGCCAGGTGGCGCGCCAGCAGATCGCCGATTTGTTCCTGATCGGAATTCAATCTGTTCCCTGTTCCCTATTTTGCGGCGGCACGGCTGTGGCCGCAATCTCGCGCGCGCGCCGCTTGTAGATTTTTCTGGCGTCGTCCTGCAACTGCGCGAAGAGCTTGTCATATTGCTTCCACTCCGCGCGCATCGCCGGCGGCAGGTTATTTTCCGAGAAAGTTGCAGCCGCCGTGTCGCGCAGCGCCACGCTGGGCGCGCTGACATTGGGCGTCAGAATTTCGTCGGGTTGCTGATCGGGAGACAACGGCCGATCGTAGCGATCGGAGATATAACCCGCGGTCTGATGGAAGCCCATGCGTTGCAAGCCACTATCCACTGTCAAAGCAAGTTCGAGATCCTCCGCCTCTTCCAGATCGAATTGCCAGATGGGAATCGGCGCATTCGGCCCGAAATTCCAAAGCACCAGAGGCTTCACGAGCTGATTGTTGATGACCGATTGCAGGCTGCGGCAAAGCTCCACGCTGCGCTGGTCGAGCGTATCGGCATGTGTTTCGCCCTGAGCGCGCGATCCGCCGCCGCCTTCCTGTCCAAAGCTGGTTAGCGTCTCGCCCAGGATCAGGCGGGCAATATCGTATTGCTTGGCCTTGCAGAAGTTTTCGTAGACCTCCGGCTTTTGGCTGCGCGCGATCTTGAGCAGCTCCGGATCGTATTCGAAGCCTTTAGGCACGGCGATGGCCACGCTGTCCACGATCGCCTGGGCAATGGCTACAGCCTGTTTGCGCTCCGATTCATTATCGGCGTCGTTATAATGCACCACGGCCGTGCCGGGACCCTTTTCGGCATATTGAAGCCACAGCCGCTCCATGTTGCGCTTAAACCAGCTTGGCCAGAAAACTTCTTTGAGCAGTGGCCGCCCCATGCGGTTGCGGCTGCGCTTGCGATAGCTGTAGACCAGAAACTTTTGTTCC